CCACCGAACGAAGTGAGGGGGAGACATGGGAAAGGGTATGGGGTAAGGGTATGGGGCTAGATATCGGCTTAAGTATTAGCTAAAGTTTTAGCTTAGGTATTAGTTTAAGCATTAGTTAGAGTTTTAGTTTAAGTATTAGCTTAAGTATTAGTTAGAGTTTTAGTTTAGGTATTAGTTTAAGTATTAGCTTAAAAAGAGGGTTTAGGTATTAGATGGAAATAAGTGCTTAAACTTGTTAAGCATAATGCTTAAACCTCTAATCAGTTTAAGTAAGTGCTGAAATAGTGCTAAACTCTCTAAAAGTGCTTAAACTCTCTAAAAGTGCTTAAACCTTTTAAGAGTGTTAAACACTTCTAACCATTTTAGATAAGTATTAGCACTTATCTAAACAACCAAACTATTAGTATTAAATACAGGGGAGTAGGTCAGGTTATGAGTCACATGAATCCCAGAGGCGGCTGTGAGCCCCAGGAACCCACCTCTAAGCAGCTCCAGGAGTATGGACGGCTGATGAGGGAGCAAAGGGCCTTAGAGGGGCTTACAGACGGGCTGAGATTAGGGAGGGTTGATTTTGCTGATTACCTAGCCAGGAGGAGGAAGGAGGATCAAGACAAGAGGGGGTGGTAGTGATGGATCGCAAGACCATCCGCCAGGGCTTGCAGGTGGATGGCACTGGCTGGGGTGGCCGGTTATAGGCGGCAAAATGCTCAAAGCCATTGCGGCGCAAGGGATTAGCCCGGCCGGTTTGGCGGATTTCAAGGAGCAGTGTTGAAGGGTTGTATGCTTCTCAGGTCTCTGCAACGCCTGCCAACACTTGGTCGTGGGGGTTGGACGAAGCGTGAGACGGGGGTCTTGTCCTAGGCAAGGCCCTTCCTCTTCTGTGTGTGTGAGAGCAGAATGGTGGGTACCTGCTGGAGGTTCCCATTTACATCTGTAATCACACCCGTCTTGCTCTTGGTCTTGAGGGCACGCCTGATCCATCACTGAGCGTCTTGCAAGCAGCTGTGACGAAGACGGGGTATGGGGGGTATGTAGCGATGGAGTACGTCGCACCAGCGAAGGGTGGTGGACCTGGTGCTGGTCCTGGTGGTTCACCTGGTCCTAGTGGGAGTGCTGGTGGTGCTGATCCTGTGAAGTCAGCACGGCGTTGAAGGAGCTGGAGCTGGAGACGTTGTCAGACGGATGTGTACGGGTCTGTCTTGTTGAAGGGCAGACCCGTGTCTGTACAACGGTGAGTTCTATGCACCTGGTGGAGGACAAGAGGAAGCAGCTGGAAAAGGCAGCACAAGACAGAGAGACTGCTTGAGTCGTCGTCTTGCTTTGATCCGGTATGCGTCAGTTATGGGAACCACTACCGGAACCGTTGGATCAGTTCCCGTATTTCGTGGCGTATTGCTTGAGGGAGCTTGGTTTAGCTGAGTATCCAACGAAGCAACAGGTGGCAGTAGCGGACTGGATGGGCAATGGCCCGACCAGGCAGCTAACGGTGGCTTTCCGTGGATTGGGTAAGTCATTACTGGCCTCCTTGTATGCGTTGTGGAGACTGCGCACTGATCCGCAAGAAAAGATCCTTGTGGTTTCAGCTACGTCGGTGAAGGCAACTGATTTCTCCTCATTTGCATTGAAGTGTATCGGAGAGATTGACATTCTCCAGTGTCTAACGCCAGGAATCAGTAACCGATACAGCAGTACGGCATTTGATGTTGGTCCAGCGATTGTTGAACAGTCCCCATCCATGCGTTCAATGGGGGTAATGGGTTCAACCACGGGTCAGCGTTGTAGCTGCGCGATCTTGGACGACATTGAAACCGTGGCCAATGTGATCACACAGCTGAAGCAAGAACGTGTTGCTCATGCTGTGACGGAGATTGAGTCGATCATCAAACCCGATGAAGGCCAGGCTCTACCCAGAAAAATCATGTACCTGGGCACCCCTCACACAGAAACCAGTATTTACCTGCGTCTTGTTCGAGAAAGGGGATACAGGAGTCGGTATTTTCCTGCGCTCTACCCCGATGAGATCGATTGCTATGACGGGAACCTAGATCCCCGCATCCAGCAGGAGTTAGAGGTCAACCCTGAGTTGGAAGGGGAGCCAACTGATCCAGAGCGTTTCAGTCATGAGGACATCCTGCAGCGGCAGGCATCCATGACCCGCTCCAGCTTTTTGCTGCAGTTCCAGCTGAATACACGTCTTGCCACCTTGGACAAGTTCCCCATTCGTTTGGGGGATCTGATGGTGATGGACATTGATGGCACAGCACTGCCTGAGACGGTGGTCTGGTCCAATCAGCCGGACATGCGTCTACAGGAGCTTGTCTGCGTTGGGATGGGAGCAGATCGCTTCTATCACCGCCCAATCTTCCAAAACGGCTGGGTGACCAAGGATGAAACCTGGCGCTGTTGTCTAGCCATTGACCCAGCTGGTCGCGGCAGTGATGAGCTGGCCTGGGCTGTGGTTGCTGAATTGAACGGCAACCTGTTCTTACTGGAATCAGGTGGCAGCACCTTGGGCTATGCAGAAGAGGTGTTGCAGCACCTGGCACGAACAGCCAAGCGATGGAACGTGAACTACGTGGTGGCGGAGTCAAACATGGGTGATGGCATGTTTTCTGCTCTGCTCAAGCCACACCTGGTCAGGGAGCATCCGGTCACGATTGAGGAGGTGCGTCATAGCCAACGCAAGGAGGTGCGACTGTGTGACACGTTGGGACCATTGATCCAACAGCACCGGTTGGTGGTTACCACCCGTGTCGTTAAGCAGGACTACCGCACCACTGAAGAAGACCCAGAACATGGGTACTCACGGTCATTGTTCTTTCAGCTCAGTCGCCTGACAGCTGAGAAGGGTTGTCTCAGTCATGACGACCGTGCTGATGCCTTAGCGATTGCTTGTTCGTTCTTTGTTGAAGCCACCGCTCAAGACCAGCAACGTGCTCAACAAGCACGTGCTGAACAGCTGCAAGCGGAAGCCTATGAAGCATGGCTTGATGAAACCGGTGCTGCTGTTGATGCCTTAGCCCTTGGATGGAGACCCAAGCCAATGGCTAAGGCCCATGGGGGGATTACGAGGCTGCAGGTGGGCGCTTGAGTTCCACCACCTTGTCTGCCATTCCCGAAAAATCTAATTTAGAGGCCAACATTCTCAGTGTAGATCCCTCTGCTGCTGTAGCTGTCACGTTGGAGTTCTTGAGCAAGGCCATTGCCTCAGCCCTGGCCTTGCGGTCCCCGTTCTTCAGGTCATCGAGCACCTGATGAACAAGCTCCTCGTGCATGTCGGCAAGGAGGGCCTGGAGGTCTGCCATGACTACAAGGGCGTAAGGACTGTTCTCAGTATGGGCTGGCTCGGTACGCTAAGACCATTCCGACCCCGTATCAGTGGGCTATTTCCCGCCGATTGACGAGCGCCTGGTAGCAGCACTGGCTACTGAGTTTCGTGACCAAGCACCTGACTTGTCCCAATCCGAACGGGAGATCATGTTCCGTGCTGGTCAGGTGTCTGTTGTCCGTTGGCTAGCAGCCAAGTTGGAAGAACAGCAGGAGGTCGTCCCCTTCGCCCCTGAGGACTACTGACATGTGCTTTGGTGGTGGCGGCAGCCCAGCAACGATCTATGCGCCGGATTACTCCGCGTATGACCGTGAGTTTGCGCTGCAGAAAGCTGCGATTGAGCAGTCAATGAGCAGCAACTCGCAGCTCATGCAAACGCAGCTCAATGCTGCATTGCGACAGCAGGGCCAAGTCAAGGAGGACAGCGTGGCACTGCAGCGTCAGCTAGCAGAGAACAGCAGTGCTCAAGCCATGCGTATGGCTCAGTTGATTGGCACACCGCCGCCGGAGAAGACAGCTGATGCACCTGTTGTGGCTGGTAATCGCAACCCAGCAACCAATAAAGGCAAGTCCGCTTTGCGGATTGAACGCCAGACCGCTACCAGTAGCGGTGCTGGTTCTGGCCTCAACATTTCCTAGGAGCTAGTCCCATGTGCTTTGGCGGTCAACCACAACAACCCAACGTGGTCTACAAGGGTCCATCAGATGCGGACATCGCAGCGAATCGTGCATCGCTGGAGCAGTACCGCACGCAGATGGCAGAACAGCAGCAGAACTTCCAAACGACCCTTCAACAGCAAATTGATTCAGCCAATGCTGAGACAGCCAAGTTGCAGGCTCAGTACGAACGTGATTCAGCGGCTGCTGCTGCGGCTGCTGCAGCTCAACAAACAGGTGCTTATGCAGCTTCTGCATCGCAGACCGAGACACCAGCTACAGCCCAGACCACGTCCGTCGTTTCCAAGAAGCAGAAGCCGCAGGGCACGTTGAAGATTGCCATTGGTGGTACGCCATCCAGTGCTGGCACTGGTCTCAACATCGGAGTCTGATCATGTGTGCAGGAGGCGGCAACAACCGACATCACGAGGAGGAAGCCAAGCGCCGGCAATGGGCAGCTGAGCGTGCCGCTCAAGAGCAGCAAGCAAGGCTGGACGCCCTTGCCCGTGAACGCGAAGCCATGGCTGCACAGCAGCAAGCACAGTTGGTTGCCATGCAGCAGCAACAGGCTCAGCAGGAAATCGCCCAGCAGACCAGGGTGTCTGAGCTGCAAACGGCCCAACAAGAGCGCATTGGTGGTATTCGCGCTCGCGGGCAGGCCGTCACTCAATCGCTGCAAATCCTTGCCCAGAGTTCTGGACAGGGTCCAACAGCAGCAATGACGGACCC